CAAAATAAATATTTGAAAAATCGCCATTTTATTTCTTTCCCTAGACACTTGGTAAATGTGAAAAGGTTTCCCCACCGGCATTTTACCCCGCTTTTTACCGAGCGAAAAAAACCTTTCCCCAGTTGCTCAAAATCGAGCTAAGTAATTGGTAGGTATGGAGTTACGTCGACGACTTGACCGCTCCGGTATAATTAAGCAAAGAAAGAAAAAAACAAACAACCATGACAGCACTACTCTACATAACAGCATTTATTTTCTTTGGATTTATTTTAAAAATTACAGAGAAATTGACCTAACGTGTCACACCAATAGGCGATAATATAGATATAAGAAAGATTCAACAGAAAGAAGAAATTATGAACCACATAACAAAACAAATCATCGAAAACAACCTACCAATCTCAGACGTTTGCCGTACTGTGGCAATCGACAAGGTTGACAAAAACGGCAAAGTAACCACCAAGGAATTGGATAATCCAGTTTACAAATGGTATAACAAGGATACCAAGAATCGCAAAAATTTTCAGAGATCACAAAATCGTGACCTAACGTGTCACTAGGTTGTGCTATAATACTGATATAAGAAAGAAACAACAGAAAGGATTAACATTATGTTAAAAGAACAACAAGAGATTTTGGTAAATGGTGTTTGGATGATCGTCGATGAGATGATCGACACCAACACGGCTTGGTGCATCGACCAAGAGGGTGGTGAGCATGAAATCACTGCCGATATGGTAGATCATTATTACACTTGTTACCGTAAAATTGAATTCTCTAACGCAATGAGCGTTAAGCAGGTTCGCGATGCGGAACTTAGGAAAAAGTATGGTTCGAATGAGCCAATCGACGATGAGGGTTTTTTCATCAAGTGCCGAGACTAGGCAACAATTTATTATTTATTCCCGATCACGAAAGGATCAAAAACTATGTTCAAGCATAAAGTACAAACTAAAACAGATGCGATGAAATTGTTTCGTACGTTTGCCGACCTGCTCAAGTGGTCGAAAGATAATCCAGACCTTCGGATTATCAAAGGTAATCACGACACTAGAACTGGTGTCACTACTTGGAACGTCCCACAGTGGGACGATCAACGCAAAGCGTATTGCGATGCAAAACTTGCTCACGTTAAAAAGTATGGTTCTAACTAGAAAGAGGTTTGTCGTGGTACATTATTACGAAGATGATTCCTACATCATGGACTTGGTGGAAGAACAGCAAGAAAGAACGCTGCAAGAATTCAATTGCCGATGCGAGGATTGCGGCGAAGGAATGGACGAGGACGACTTGGTTTGTCCATCGTGCGGAGAGCTTGCGGGATTTGATCGCGAGCTAAATCCAGAAACCAGAAACGATTTTCAATTCTAACAATACCCGATCTTGAAAGGATCAAAAAAATTATGGCGAACAACACTTACAGCGGTTGGAAAAATCGAGAAACTTGGCTTGTCAATGTATGGTTTGGCGACAACTGGACTTGTCGAGCAGATGTTGAGATGACGCAAATCGTAGTTGAAGAAGCTTACGACAAATTAAACAATGGTCTGTTTCGAGATATGATTGACCTCGAATGTATTGACTGGAAAGCGTTACAAGAACACGCAGAAGCAAACGTATAACGATTGCATCTAGCTACGTTATGCTAGGTGCAACTCGATTGCATATGGGAATAATCCGATATGGGGGCCTGGCCCCGATTTTTCGTAAGTCCTTACACACCAACGACTTACGTCAAAAAAAAGACCAAAATAAATTCTTGGCAAAATATCGAATTTCTATTTTAGGTGGACACATGGTTTCTGTGAATAGGTTTCCCCAGCAGGCATTTGACACAAAAAGACCAAAATAAATTCTTGGCAAAATATCGAATTTCTATTTTAGGTGGACACATGGTTTCTGTGAATAGGTTTCCCCAGCAGGCATTTGACACGGTAAAAACCGAGGTGAAAAAAACCTTTCCCCAGTAAGCCAAAATCGAGCTAAGTCCTTGTGATATATAGAGTTACGAGTTTCATTTGACCTCTCAGGTATAATAAGGTGTAAGAAGAAAAAAACTCTTTTTACCAGCCGCCCAGCGAAAGCTAACAGGTGGCGGCAAAATGCTCTTTGAAAATTTGGTTTTTTTCTGATTTTGTTCAAGATCACCCTTGACAAATGACGATACTTATGATATAATGTTATACATGAGAGCGAAAATTCTCACTGTTCTTTGACAATCTATATCATATCCACGGGACGCGGTTAGCTATGCCGCGAAGTAAGGAAATTATAGCCCTAGAAAATATCCCATTTTTTATAAGAGGTACAAGTGAGTCTGTGAGGCGACTTAACGACGATCAATCTCAATCGGTGCGGCTTGTATTTCCATAATAGAGATTTGGAACTCTAAATAACACCCAAGGGCAGAAGTGGAACTGCCATAACAAAAGCCACGGGACAATCATGAGTTTTGATGCTACCGTAGCACCAGAATTCGACACATGTTTTGCAGTCGAATGCAGAATGTGCAACTCTCAAAATTTTGTTCGAGTTGTTGAAAGTGATTTCAACGCTTGGCGCTACCGTTTGGGGACAACCCTGTGAAGTGGTAAAGCCAGCTTTGACGAAAATCACTCAATGGCTAGTCGGTTCGAGAGAATCGCATTTTAAAAACTTGGCGAAGTATAAACGCCGATACAATAAGTCCTTATAGTGTAATGGTAACACACTGTGACGGCTCAGGTAACGCAGTTTGATCGACTGTGACTTGATCACCGAAACCAGT